ATGAGCGAATATAATTTTGGTGGATTACACCGCGAATATATGAAAAAAGCGTATTCAGCAGTCATCAATGTGGCTGAAGGTGCGGTCAGAGCGGGAAAAACAGTTGACAACGTTTTTGTTTTTGCGGCACTTCTCGAGAAATCCCCCGACAAATTTCATCTTGCCACGGGATCAACTCTCGGAAATGCTAAGCTGAACATCGGAGACTGCAACGGCCTTGGGCTTGAGCATATTTTCGAGGGAAGGTGCAGGTGGACAAAATACAAGGGGAATGAGGCTCTTGAAGTTATGACCTCCGTCGGACGCCGCATCGTAATATTTGCGGGAGGGAAGAATTCCGATTCGTACAAGAGGATCCGTGGTAATTCTTACGGAATGTGGATCGCAACGGAGATCAATCTTCACGCAGACTCGACGATAAAGGAAGCGTTCAACCGCTGCCTTGCGGCGAAGGACAGACGAGTGTTCTGGGACCTCAACCCTTCCTCACCGTCATCCCCGATCTACCGCGATTACATAGACAGATATGCGGCGATGAGTGAGTCCGGTGAGGTGCGCGAGGGATATTACAACTACGCGCATTTTACTATATTTGACAATCCCGTTGTCACGAAGGAAAGGCTTGATGACATCATAGCGCAGTATGATCCCGAATCTGTGTGTTACAGGCGTGATATCCTCGGTCAGCGATGTGCGGCTGAGGGCTTGATCTACCGAAAATTTGCCGATTCTCCCGAGGATTTTACGGTAGACGAAGTAGATGCGCGGATCATAGATTTTGTGAACATCGGAGTCGACTTCGGAGGCAACAGATCGCGGACAACCTTTGTGGCGACGGCATTTGCGGGGCACGTACTTTATGTGATCACGGAGCACGTTGTGAAAGGCGGAAAGGGAGACATTGACCCGGATCGGATCGCAAGAGAGTTTGCGGCATTCATCGGCGAGATCCGGGAGAGGTGGTGCGGAGTTCAAGTGAAATACGTCTTTGCGGACAGCGAAGCGCAATACCTTATCAACGGACTGAGAAGATACCTTGCGGCAATCGGTGAGAATGTTAAAGTTATGGACTCGGCGAAGCGTGCGATATGCGACAGAATAGCGTTTGTTAATTCTCTCATGTCGCAAGGCAGATTCTTCATCCTGAGAGGGTGTGATCACTTGAAAGAAGGGCTCTCTTGCGCTGTGTGGGATGAGAATTCTTCCGCTGACAAAAGGCTTGACAACTTCACGTCAGACATCGACATTCTCGATGCGATGGAATACTCGATCGAGAGGTATATGGCGAAGATGGGGCTGCCGCGCCGTGAAAGACAATAAACAAAAATACGTACAGAAATGGTCTATGAAGTATTTGTGCGGGAAAGGTAAGAATTATGATTAACGAGGAAATACTCTCTCTTCTCGGCATCTCGTCTCAGGCGTATTACGCGAAGATAGACGAGTGGGAATCGTGGTGGAGAGGGTACAACAGATCGTTCCACGAATTCTGCGAGGGCGGTGTGGGCGGCAGGCTTGTAAGACGTGAGCTTTACCGAATGAATATGGCAAAGAAGATCTGCGAGGATTGGGCGTCTCTTCTTCTCAACGACAAGACAACGGTGAGGATCGGCGACGAAAATGCGGAAGGCTTTGTGTGCTGTGTTTTTCAGAAAAACGGATTTATGGCTCAGGCGAACAGCCTCGTTGAGAAAGCGTTTGCTCTCGGCACGGGTGCTGTCATCCTTCGTCTCAGCGGTATCGGAGAAAAAGACGGCGCGATCGATCCCCTCGGGGATGCGGATGTGTCATTCGAGTTCGTTGATGCATCACACATTGTCCCGATCAGTGTTGTGAGAGGAAAGATCACAGAAGCGGCGTTCGTCTCGGGCGGCATTATCAAGGGAGAAGAGTACACCTACATTGAAGCTCACACTCTTGAGAATGACGGATATGTGATCAGAAACGAGTTTTATGTTCGTGAAAATGGTGAGCTTGTGAAGCGTGAGTTTGAGGACTGCGCGGCTGAAATACATACTCACTCGAGTATTCCGCTGTTCTCGATCCTCACACCGAACATTCAGAACAACATTGATTCATCCCTCGGACTCGGCGTATCTGTTTTTGCGGATGCGATCGACTGTCTCAAGGGTGTGGATCTTGCGTTCAACAATTTCTGCCGCGACATCAAGCTCGGCGGAAAGAAAGTATTCTTGAATCAGTCGCTTATCAAGCGTGACGATTACGGGAATGTGGTAACACCGGACGACGTTGCTCAGCAGCTTTTTGTAACAATTGGCGACAGCGATTTTGCGGATAATCCGATGATCGTTGAACACAATCCCGAGCTGAGATCGGCGGAAAACTCTGAGGCTGTACAATGTCATCTCAACTATCTCTCGTTCAGATGCGGACTCGGCACACATCACTACACGTTCAGTGACAACGAAGGCCGTGCGCATCTCACCGCGACTCAGTATATGGGTGAGAGACAGGATATGCGTCAGAATATCTCAAAGCATCAGAAAAATGTGGAAATTTTTCTCATAGGTGTTGTAAGAGCGCTTATGTGGTGCGCGTCTGAGGTATTCGGGCTTGATATTGATATGACAACGGATGTGTCGGTAATGTTTGACGACACATACTTCGGAGACAGCGAGACTTACAGAAGCCGCGATCTCGAGGAGGTTAAGCTCGGTGTTATGACTGCCGAGGAGTACAGAGAAAAATGGATCGGAGGAATAAAAAATGGCTGATTTGGCAGAAATATTCGGCAGCGGGAAAATATCTTACGATGAATTTCTCATAAAAGCAGGAGAGATGGGTGTTGAGATCGGTGACACGGGTGAGCTGAGAGATCATTATGAGAATGAGATCCGTGGAATCAGATGCGCGAATGCGCTTGAACGAGAGCTTGAGAGATCCGGGGTGAAGAACCGCGAGCTTGTCACAAGAATCATTGATATGAGCTCTGTTACGGTCGATGAGGACGGTGTTCACGGAATCGCTGAGCAGATCGACGGACTCAGAGAAACTGATCCGTATCTCTTTGAAGGAGCTGAGGCGGCCGCCGAAACAAAGCGTGTAAACAGCGGAATGAGACACTTGGGTACAATAGTTGATCCCGACAGACTCAGCGACAGAGAATTCTACAAAAAAATCAAGCTGATGTAAATTCGGCAAAAAACTAAATTTGAAAGGATAGGTACAAAATATGGCAAAACTTGACATTTCAGTAAAACAGATCGCACGCGAGGCTCTTCCGAGACTTATCGACAACCTCGTGTTCCCGAATCTTATCTACAAAGAAAACATCGACGGCGGTGCGGCTAAACAGGGAGACACCGTTTCCGTGAGATGCCCCGTAAAGCTCACAGCGAGTGAGTTCGATCAGTCCTCCGGTATTTCTGCACAGAATATGCAGAACGACACCATTGACGTAAAGCTCGATCATCTCGCAACAGTTGATATGCAGGTGGGTGCAATCGAGGCAGCTTGCGACTTCGATTCCGTTGTCAGAATGTTTATCGAACCTGCGGCGGCAGCTCTCGCTGAAAAGATCAACGCCGAGGGACTTTCTCTCTACAAGGATATCCCGACATTTGCAGGTACTGCGGGTACAACTCCCGACGGACTTGACGATCTCGCTGAGGCGTCTTATGCGCTTGACACACAGAAGGTCCCTGCGGGTATGAGATGTGCGGTTTGGAATCCTCTTGCAGCGTCTAAGCTCAAGCAGGTCCCCTCTATCGTGAACGCCGAAAAGTGCGGTTCTTCTTCCGCGCTCAGAACAGGCGCGATCGGTAAGGTGTTCGGTATTGAGAACTATATGTCTCAGGCGGTTTGCGATCACAAGACTTCCTTCAGCGGTACTCTTGCACTCAAATCTGATGTGACAGACTCACGTGAGGTCGTATTCAATCTCACAGGCAGCGGGGAGCTTCAGCACGGTGACATTATCAAGATCGGCGAGAAGACTTATGCAGTAAAGTCAGCAGCAGTTTCCGGCTCTTCCGTTACAGTTGAGTTTACAACTCCTGTAACAGCGTCTTCCAGCGATAAGGTTGAAGTGATCGGTTCTCACACAGCGAACCTTGTGTTCCATCCGGACGCATTCGCGTTTATCACAAGACCTCTTCAGGCTCCCGCAGGTGTTGAATCTTACGTCACAACCTACAACGGCGTGGCGCTCAGAGTAGTTCGCGGATACGATATGAAGTACAAGAGAGAAATTCTCTCCATGGACGTGCTCTACGCGTTCAAGACTATTTATCCCGAGCTTGCCGCAAGATATCTCGGCTGATCTGATCAAAAAATGAGGAGGGGAGTTTATGACTGAAGGTGAAATCAAACGGGGGAGGGAAATTCTCCTCTCCCTTATTTACCCCATGCGTACAGAGGATATGACAGAAGCTCAGCTTGCGGGATTTGTGGCAGCCGCCTGTCTGCAGGAGGAATATATGCAGTCAAGCAGCGTGAGAAGTATCAAAAGTGAAGCTCTCGGAGATGTCCGCGTGACTTATGCGGACGACAGCGGAGTCACGGTCTCCGGTGAAAAGATAGCGCCTGCGGTGATCGGCACGCTCAGACAGTGCGGACTTCTCGACTGCTGGGTATAACGGGGGTGAGCTTATGAACGGATTTACCGTCGGAAATGTGGAATACAGGTCATACATCGGTGAGGATGAAAACTACGATGCGGTCTACGCAAAATACAGACTCGAAAATGCTGCCGTGCGTGAGCTCTTCTCGGTCGATGAGGAAGCGACCTTGATAGGTGATGTGACGCTTTACTATTTCCCCGAGAGATGCAGATGTCTTGATTCCTCAGGAAAGAAGGTATCTTTCCCGAGACCGAAAGCAGGTGACATTTGTGTTCTCGATGCAGGCGAGGAAGCGGAGAGGTCATTCAGAGTTGCCGAGGTCGGATACTTTACAGGATCGTCAGAGCTTTCTCACATAAGGCTGAAGCTGAAGTGAGGGCGAGATGATTAAAGTGAGTATAGAGACCGATCTCAGCGGAATTGAGAAAAAGATCAGCGAGCGCAAGGAAATGACCGTCAGAGCACTTGAAGGTGCGGTGATCTCCTCGTGTGATCCGTATGTTCCCTATAACACGGGACGTCTGTGCTCGTCTGCCCATCCGAGTGGCTCGGGGGACATCGGAGAGGTTACATATTCAGCGGATTATGCGGCGGTATGCTACTATGCGAACCGCGAATTCTCAAAGAAAAAGCATCCTCTCGCAACTGCACAGTGGTTTGAGGCGGCAAAGATCTCTGATATTGAGAAGTGGATCTATGTGGCAAAAGGATGCCTTGTAGGCGGCACGTCGTACACGAGCGGGGCTCATCTTAAGCCGTACGAATTCTCGGCGGCAGTTTATTGATTGGAGGAGATCTGATGAATATGATCGAAGAAGAAAAAATACCGTCTCTGATATGCGGATTTCTTGATCCGATCTGTGAAGACGGTGACGTTGTTCGCGGATTTCTCCCTGAGACATGGCGTGACGGCTTTGCTTCTCTCAGAATGACGGGCGGTCCCGACACGGTGAGAAGCTACGTTGACGGATCGGGGATAATTGCTCTTACATTCGAGATCCGTGTGCGATGCGAGGGAGAAGATGTCGGAGATCGACTTGACGTTCTTGAGTTTTACAAAAAGATCGCGGATCACGTGAGAGGGAATATGATCAACCTCGGCGGACGCGAGGGCAAGATCGTTGTGCGATCTAACGCATCAAAATCGGCGGTGTTCTCAAGCGGAGAAGAGGAATACCGCGCGGCGTATGTTTTGAGATATTTCAGAGGAAATGAAAATTAATCGAAAGGCAGGAATTTTATGTCAATAGTAAAAAGAGCTGACAGACAGCACTATATGAACACGGGCACAAAGGAGATTCCCGTGTGGTCTCTGATCGGTGAAGGCTTTACTGAATTTACAGAATCAAAAAATGCGGTGAGCTATCAGAGACGATATATTCACGAGGCGACAAAGCGTACCGATATCACGGGATATGCACCAGAGATCGACTACGAGCTTGAGGTTTACTCAGATAATCCGGTAATCGAAAAGCTACGCCTTATCACTGACCGTGAGATGACGGGAGAGGCTGCAAGAATTGAAGTGATCAGCGTAGATCTCTTTGATGAGACCGAGGATAAGGGTATCTATAATGCAGTCAAGAGAGAATACTCCGTCATTCCGGATGAGTGCGGCGACGGTACTGATGCGCTCTGCTACACGGGTACAATGAAGGCAGTCGGTGATATTACTGTCGGAGTATTCGCAAAGTCAAGCGGAACATTCAGTATAAAATAATCTGAGGAGGTATGGGTATGAGTAACTTTTGGTGTTACGGCGGGCGGGAATATCCGTTCGATATCAGCGAAGCGGAATGTATGAAGGCGGTGGGAGATTCTCTCAGTGCGCTGAAGACTGCGGCAGATGAGCTTGAGGCGAGAGTGGGACTCTCACCTCACGAAACGATAGACGAGCAGTGCGAAATGATCGGTGCGTTCTTTGACGGGATCTTTGGGGACGGCGAGGGCGAGAAGATCTGCGGAAAGCGTCACAGCCTTGAGAAGTATTCTAATGCTTATGTGGAGTTTATTGTGTTCCTCAGCTCTCAGGTCGAAGCGTTCGCATCTATGCGTGAATCTATTGAAGCGAGATATGCTGACCGCATTTGTTCCGCTGAGGCAGTCGGTACGGATATATGAAAAAGGTAAGCATTTTATGTGACGCACTTCCGCGCGAGATCGAGGTGTGCGGCGAGAGATTTGGGATCATAACCGATTTCCGCCGCTGGATCCTCGCTGTCGACGCATTCGGAGACCGTGAGATCCCCGACACGATGACGAAGATCAGGTGTGTGACGATGCTCGTGTGTCCTGAGCTTTGGAGACGTATCAGGGCGGGCGAGAAATTCCCTGCAGAGTTTTACACTGAGCTTGCAATCGAGCTTTTACGCTTCGCGTCCTGCGGTGAGGAGCTGTCAAAAACAGGAAACGTGGATGGCGGCAGAGGTGAGAGGAGCTTCGATTTTACACAGGACAGTGAGGTGATCTTTGCTTCATTTATGGAGACATACGGAATTGATCTCACCTTAAGCCGAATGCATTGGTGGAAGTTTACGGCACTTCTGAGGAATCTTCCCGAGAAGTGCGGATTTATGAGGATCGTTCAGCTCAGACGGTGTGACACATCGAGGATCGAGGATGATTCTCTCAGACGGCGGATCAGACGTGCGAAGGCTGCGGTGAGGATTCGCTGATTTATAAAGAATAACATAAAAAGGAGGAGAAATTATGGCTGACGGATCGGTAACAATAGGTGTTTCCCTTGATACATCTGAGATCGCGGCGTCTGCTGCAAATATTGAGGCGCAGATGTCATCTCTCGGAACAAGAATGGGTGCATCTCTTTCCGCGTCTATTGCAGCGGTTGGAATCGGAGATGTTCTGAACTCTTCTCTCTCAGATGTGAACGCTGCGGTCTCTGCTGCAGCACAGCGGATAATTGAGACGATGCGGCTTGCGGCTCAGAATTCGGCATTGCTTTTCCGCACATCCGGTTGGCAGACGGTTGGTTCATCTGCGATGAGCGAGATCGCATCAGGTGTCAGAGGAGGCGAAGGATTTGTAAACCACGCTGTGCGAGAGGTGTCGTCATCCGCAAAAGGTGCTTTTTCCACATCGGGATGGGTGTCAATCGGGGAGGAGATCATGTCGGGTGTTGCGGCGGGAATTCTCTCAGCAGGACGTGAGGTGGTTGCGGCAATCAAAAAAGTCTCTCTGGACGCGGATACAGCGGTGAAGGACTATTATCAGATCAAGTCTCCGTCCGCGCTTATGCGTGACGAGGTCGGTGTTATGATCTCGCGAGGTATTGCGGAGGGTATCCTCTCGGGGTCATCTTATGTAAACGGCGCTATGGCGTCAGTTTACGGTGGTCGTGAGTCGAGAGGGGTGGACTCCTCGTTGCAAGGAATGAAGGGGAGTGTCACACAGAATATTTATCTGAGAGATGACGATGCATCTCCGTACAGAACGGCAAGAAGGATCAGACGTGAAAGCGAGGCGATATTCAGACTGTGACAGATTTTGGCAATACATATAAAATCATATTTCGCTCGGGGAAATATGAGATTGAAATATCTCCCGAGGCAGATTGCAAACTCGTTGAGAGAGGCTTTTCGGGATATTCGAGTACAGGCTTTGATGTGAAGGTAGCTTCATATGCCTCGAATGTCGGCGGGTATGCTCAGAGACGTCGTTTTGCGGAGCGTGAGATCGAGCTGGTGTTTGAGATCGTAGGAGGGACGGACGATGAGATACGCCGACGTTTGATCACGATGATGAATCCGATGGCTGAATGTACTCTGGACATCGAGATGTTCGGCGTCAGACGTGTGATTGAAGTGATACCTAACGAGGAAGCGGTGTTTGACAGAGCTACGTTCTATGACTCGACAGAGGTAACGCTCAGATTTATCTCCCCTTCTGTGTTCTTCAAGGATCACGAGGGCAGAAAGGTACGTTTTCACGATTCCTGTCCGATGCTGACTTTCCCGATGAGTTTTATGGCAGGCGCGGGTACTGTAGCAGGAATCTTCCGCACGACCGACAAGACTACCATTGAAAATCCGGGGGATTATGAGTGTGGAATTGTAGCTGTGATAAAGGCTGCAGGCGGAGATGTGGTAGGACCGGGAATTTCCTGCGGACAGTATTTTATCAAGTGTCCGATAACGCTCTCTGACGGAGATGAAATAGTTATTGATACGCGTCCGAAGATGAAGAATATTTACAAAAACGGTGAGAGAAGCTTCAATTTCGACAAGAACAGTACGTTTTTTACCCTTCCGGCAGGCGAGTCAACTCTTCGAGTGACCTCTGATTCGGGTGGAGAATTTATGGATGCGTATGTTGAATTCACACCGCTTTACTTTGGAATGTGAGGTGATTTGATGGAGCTTTACTTTCTCGGTGAGGATTTTTCCGTCATCGAAGGACCGATTGACGAATTCACGTCGATCGTATGGAGTGAAAGATACAACGAAAGAGGCACATTCACCCTTCATTTTCCAAGGTTTTTGATAGGACGTGTTACGGGTGCGTCGTATGTCAGATCGTCTCCGTCAGAAAACGGCGGGCGTATCTTCTGCGGACGCATCGAATATCTCACTACAGTAGACAGCGGAGACTGTGAGATGGGGGGACATCTTCTTGAATGCCTGCTTGATGACAGACTTATGATAGGAGTCGGAAGCTATTCAGGTACGGTGAGCGAGGTGGCTCTCGCGGCAGTTTCAGATAACATCAGAAATGACGGAAGCGTGTCGATCCAAATATCCGAGAATAATGCACAGATCGGGGAGAGGGTAACTGTTGGATATTCGTGGGATTCTCTTTCAGATTGGCTATACTCTCTTCTCACGCCGTACGGCGCATCGTACAGGATCGAGCTTGATCCCGACACAATGAAGCCTTTGTTTTCTATTGTGACGGGAAGAGACCTTACGTCTGAAGCTGTCACAGACGATCAGCCTGCGATATTCTCGTCATCGTTCGGAAACATCATTTCTCTTGAAATGGAGAAAAACTCCGAGGGCAAGAAAAATATCGTGTATATCGAGGGATCTGACGGGACTGTGGTTACGCTTGACAGAAGCGGAGGAGACCATAAACGAGAGATTTGCAAAAAGGTGTCCGATATATCTCCCGAGGACTTTGAGACGGCTGAGGATTATGAGGCTGCTCTTCTTGTGCGTGCGGCAGAAGTTCTCTCAAAAAGCGGAGATGCCGTTTATGTAAGCGCGGAGTGTGACTCAGATGCACTTCCGCGATACGGAGTCGATTATTTTCTCGGAGATATCTGCGACGTGGTTGACGACGAGCTGTGTCTTTCATTTGGTATGCGTCTCACAGCGGTTGATACGGTCTGCGAGGGCGGTGTGAAAATGATCTACCCGTCATTCGGTGATGAAGTGCGGTATATCAGGCAGATACTTAAAAAGCAGTAACAAAAATTAACTTGGAGGTTTAATATGGCAGATATAATTGCGGAAGTTTACGGCGGAATGTTTGATTCTACCTCAGTTGAGGAAACTGCCGGAGGTTTTCCGCGCGGAAACAAGGCTGTAGATTCATCGTTCTTTGCGAAAATGATATCGTGTTTTTATAAAGATGGTATTTTCGGGGATGACAGCTTTAAGATTACACCGGATGCGGGACTTTCGGTGAAGATCTCGGCGGGGATCGCTTGGATCAGAGGATATATGGCGTGGCAGAGATCTGATACGATTTTGACACTTGCTGACGGTGGGACATACGCGATAGTACTCAGACTTAACACGGCTACCGGAGAATTCAATCTGATCGGGACGGAGAATATTTCAGGAGTCCCGCAGAACACTAACAATATAAAGGATCTTGTACTTGCGTATGTGGCGATCCCGTCATCAACGGTTGCGTTAAGTGAGAGTATGATCACAGACAAGAGACACGACAGCACGGTCTGCGGGGTTGTGACAAGTACGGTCGATGCACTCGGATATGTGGCTAATGCAGAGAACGCCAATATGCTCGGCGGTCAGTCTGCGGAAGATTTTCTGCAAAAAAGCGGCGGAACAATGAGGGGAACATTGAAGGCGGCATCTGACACTCTCGGCGCACAGGTCGTAAGAAATATCGGGTACGGATCATCTGTTCCTGCGTCACTTGAAGAAGGCGAGCTTTTCATACTCGTCGAATAACGGGTGGTGAGCGAATATGAAAACACTTTACAAAACAGCAAAGCTCCTCACCGTAGGCGGATACCGTGCGTGTATTGAGGTGATGAGCGACGGAAAACAGCTGCATTTTTCGATAACTCATAAAAACAATTCAAAAACGGCGTATTCGGGCACAGTTGCTATTGATGTAACATATAACGGTGAGAGCAGAGCGTTGGAGTGGAAGACTGCGGGAAGTGCTTCCGCTGTGTTTGATTACTCAGATTCGGTGAAGTCAGTTGTTGTGTCAGGCGCGGAGATCAACTACAAAAACGTGTCGTACGGCACTTCCCACGTGTTTACCTGGGCAGGAAGCTATTCCACCCCCGATCCGACACTGAATTTGACGTGTCCGTTGGTTTTTGTGTATAATAAGACATCAGATCTGACATGGAAGGTGAGCGATCCGCTGGGCAGAGAATACCGCGTTCTTGGTGTGAATCTTGTCGGTAAATATTCGCCCGACGAGAATTTCATGACGGTTATCCAATCATCATATACATCGAGCTCGTACTCGTATACTCCGGGACCATATACTCAGTTTACTATAGGACACTATGTTTTTCTTGAAGTGATGATAGGTGTGTTCGGCTCATCTGATGACGATGACGAAAGCTATGTCGGATTTGCTGAGGCAAAGACACCGATTTATTATATAAACCAAAACGCTTTGTCCGCTGCCCCGTATTTTGTTTCGATCAGTGAGCTCAAAAAAGGGGAGACGTGTACTGTGAAATGGAAAGATGTAAATGACGATTCCCCGTACAGTATAAAGAGCTACGAGCTGATGTGCGGCGTAAACGGAGGAACAGTTGATACCACTTTGTACTCGGGAAGCGGCACGTCATACACTTACACGATCGGTGAGGATGTCAAAACGGTGAAGTTTGCCGTGAGGTCGATCTCGCACTATTCGTCAAAGCATTCTGAGTATAATATAACAGAGTGGAAGAGAGTTGCAGGAGGCGTGAATATTTATATTGGAGTCGGTGGAGAAGTTAAGGAAGCGGTAGGTGCATATCTCGGTCGTGGCGGGGATCTAATTGAGATAGGAGAGGTCACTGTGGGATAA